ACAACAACATTGCCGTCCCTTGTGCTCTTCGTCATGCCCTTCCATGGCATAAGGTCGTCAAACGGCGAACTGTATGCTGTTGCACCAGATATATACGGAACGGGGTCGACAAACGATGCCGCCGCATCAGTTCTTGACCAAGCCGTTGTAGAAGTGCCGTCCCACGAAGCGCCATATATCTGAACGAAAGACAATGTGACATCAAGGCTCACTGTCTCGTTTGATACAGTCACTTCCTTGGTGGCGGTCTTGGTCCCGTCCGTAGCCGATATAGTTATACTGCCTGTAAATTTAATCTTTACTGTCGCCGCCCCTGAGCCCGAAAGCGTAGCGGTCTTCGTGTCCGAGCCGTTCGTCAACGTAACCGTTTGCCCATAAAGCGTTGTCTCAGTCGTTGTTATGTTTATAGTGTGCACCGTTCCCAGGTAGAGCTCCACGCCATAGTTACCGTAATATGGTACGCTTATATCCTCTGTTGTGCTTTCGTTGCCATCTGAGGCATACACTGAAAGCGTCCCCGTCTCCACTACGCCATCAAATGATGCCGTACCGTCTGCCGCTATCGTCTTTGTTGCTATGGTGGTACTGCCCTTTTTGAGCGCCACGCTCTTACCAATCAGAGTCTCCTCTTCAGTGAAAACATTTATAACAGAGCCTCCTTTTGCCCCGCCAGTCACATCCGTCCATGTTCCGCTTATCTTAGCCTGAACCTTATACTCGTCGCCACTTTGCACTATCCTAAAGTCATGCACCCCTGCGTTATTAGTCGCAGATGCCTCCACATGATTCTGCAGGTCCTCAGCATAGGCGAATGCTCCCGTCATATTAACTTCAATGTCCGCATTGTTAGTATTCGCGACAAACCAGTCTTGCCTTATCTGTACAAGATTCCTTCCTGTATAGGCGGGGAGCTCCGCGCCGGTACCGCCGCCAATAGCCGCAATGGCATAAAGCGACTCCTCTCCATCCACGGAGACAAACACGCCTATCTCATTAATGTTGTATGTGGTGCTTACAATGGATGATCCTCCCGTAGCATTTGTTATCGTAGCAGATAACGTAACGCCCTGCGCTTCGCTTGTATGCCTCGAAAAGGTATAACTGTTCTTAGGGCTTTTCAATGCAGTCCGCGCGGAAACTTCCTCGCCTGCCTCATACGTGCCACTTCCCGTCGCTATGCGGGTAAAAGTCATTGTCTTGCCCTCATCAAGAGCTTTTTGCATTGCGGCTATTCCAGCATCCGTCACCGCTGACAAATTAAAATTATCCGCCATATGTCCTCCTTATGTTTCTATTATTGGATTTATATCGAACTGTCCTCGAATCGCCATCCCAAGGTACAGGTCGGATACCGCCTTACTCTTCTTTACCTGATCAATGAGCGCATCAGCATGTGCCTGTATCATTGCAAGCACCATCTTTTCTACTTCACTGAAGTACATTTCCTCGGTTGCGTCATATGTACACGTAATCCTGATCACGAACTGGTCTGGATATTCCGTCACGACAACGTCATCGTTTCCGGTGTAGCTTGCTACAACAGCCCTGATCATTGCCTTTGTTGCCGCGCCGCCATTGCTCCTTATATAGGCCATTACGCTTTTTCTCCTCTGTTCCAAGTCGTCTGACTCTGGCGTAATGCCGTATTCATTTTCCCACAGTGTCACGTCTTGGGCTCTGGAAATATACATATCACCGTAGACTCGATCCTGCTCTTCTTTTTCATAGTCAAGCTCTTCGTCCCTGGCTTTCTGCATGGCTTTAACATTGTCGCCAACATAGTACTCTGGCATCCAATCCATAAGACTGTTCTTAAGCAATGGTCACACCTCCCAGCACTGCTATCTCCGTATTCCCGAGCGACACAGAAGCGGCCTCTCCGTTGATCAACAAGTTATCCATATCGGTCACACCTTCCACTCCAAGGATAGCGTCTGCAATAAGCGCGGACGACACGCGTCTCGAATCGCGACTGTAACCTATTGAAGTAATATATGCCTGTATGGCAGCCGTGATAGCATCCTCGTAATCACTTGCGCTGCCAGATGATACATAAACGGTAACACTCACATTTATTGTGACCTCGGTAACACTGTAGACTATCGATGTGGCGGGACATGGTCGAACCGTTTCAATGTAATCATGCACCGCACTTATTAGCGTGGCGCTTGCCGCCTCATGATTGGAATTCATTATATATGTAGTAACAGATCCCACCGAAGGCGTTCTACCGAAACATCTGGCGGCTGCGACGCCATCCACCGATAACGCCCACGCCTCGTAGTCGGCTTCCGTCCCTGCTCCGGAAGATTTCGTTATCGCAGTGTGGTATCTCGCAGAAAAATCTTTTATAGATTCTATGTCATAGCCGTCCGTTATAGCCGCCGCATTTGTTACCGTGTTTAATCCTGATATCGTAACCGGGAATTCATAAATAGCGCCTGCAGGCACATTCCCTTGCACTCCCGTCTCCTCACACTCAACCGGCACTGTGGCAGTTCCGTTGGAATCAAGCGTTACTTCCTGAGTTGTTAGGAAAATGACAAAATCACTGGCAACCTGAGTCCCCACTTCAATAACAGTCCCAGCCTCACCCGTGATGGTCACATATCCGGCAGCTTTCGTCGCTGGCTTGCGTTCAATATTTGCTCTATCCTTTGCAATGATTTCTTTGTGCTCATCATCTGCGGTATCAAAGAAGGCATTGTTCAAAATCATATCATTGGTCTCTTCCAGCGCCTTCAACTCTTTGCCTACGGGCGCCTGCAGGTCGTAGACCACAGATCCTGTCGAGCGGTCATAGCTGTCTGGCATATTGTTAAGTATTGCAGTTGTTATTTCATTCGCTGTCCGCGACATCTATAATCACCTCCTGAGGGCTATTGCCATAACTTGTTATCGCCGTGAATGTGACGACAAGGTCTCTCTGTGACTGGGTAAAATCGAAATCGGTAACGCTCGCGATATCCGGGTGCGCAAGAAGCACCCTCTCAATGTCCTGTTGGATATTAGCGAGTTTTAGGATCCTCGGCATATCAGGATCTATGAGAATCTCTTTTAGCTTAGAGCCGTAGACAATATCCTCTTCGTCATCATACTCATCTTCATCATCCTCACTGTCTGTCGTCTCCTCCGGATCATATATGTCATAGACATAGGCCCTTGTCATAAAAGCCTTATTAATCCACTGCTGCAGAGCGTCTTCGCCGTCTATGGTCTCGGCATCACCGTCGCTGAATATAATGTCCGCTCCGTCAAAGGCCAGGTCGGAACCTTCTATCTCGAATGATTCAACAACCTCCTCTTCTGCTTCCAGGTCGTCATCAATGTATGGCATGCTCATGTACTCACCTCTATTCTGTCCACCGCAATCCAGGTCTGTTCATCAGCAGTCGGTACCACAAGCACAAAATCGCCAGGGTTTATCCCGGGGTCAATTATCAAAGTACCTGTTTCGCTACCGCTTGTAGGATTATCAACAGCACCACTCACGCTTTCGCCCTCCGCAGAAGTTGTCCCTGAGATGCTTGCGGTAAGCGTGCCGTCTTCCCATTCCCATGAGGCATCCTCGTAGATCTGTTCTTTAAGACCCCTGCACACAAAGAGCTCGTCACCCTCAACAAGAATTACCTGTTCTCCTGCTACGGTCACTGTAAATGGCTCCGTCTTAACCACGGTGCCTATTGATATTCCTATAACCGACGGGTTTTTCATAGAATTGATTTTCCCCGCCAGCTCGTGCATTTTAGAATTTGCCACTCCATTCCACCTCTATATCCACCTTGTGAGTATTTCCGTCTATTGTATGGGTTGCGGATTTTATGCTGTACCAGCCTTTTAATCCATTGCCGTTAAGCTCAATCAACCTGTTTTTACGGATATCCCAGTATCCCTTTTTTACTAGCAGGCTCACCTGTTTCGTACTTTTTGACCGGTTCAGTTTTGAAAGTTGCGTCTTGGCTTCTCCAAGGGCCTTGGCTTTTTTCACATCACTTTCATCTATCGCCCTGATGGTTCCGAGCTTTTTAATGGACGATGCATCTCTTGCTGTCGCCAGTACCTTGTTGTTCTTTATGACCTTCACTTCATTACGAAGCTCTTCAATGCTTCTGGATATGGCGCCGTCGGCCGACATCTCATACGTTGGCTTAATCTTCAGCTTATTCTTTTCTTTGACTTCAACCTTGTCTCCGATGACTTCAAAAAAATAGCTCTTTCCCTGATCCTTCTTAGCCTTCTTAAGGATGTCCTTCATGATTTCAATGATAGTGCCTTTGTATATTTTTGTAATCTTCGTGGGAATACTGCATACCGAACAGGATATGCCTGAACGCTTCAAAAGCCTTTTGATAGCTTCATCCGCCCTTTGTTTCTTGAATTGTATAATTTCCTCGCCCTTCAGATTGTACGAGAAGTCGAATGCCTTATAAGTATGGGGCGGGCGTATATTTTCCTCCATCGACACTATAACTCCGTAAAAACGGCACTTTCCCTTGCTGTCAGTAACTTTGACGTGAGAGCCAATAGGATACAGCGTAAGAGATGAAAAGTTCATCTCTTCGCCGTTGGTCTCATCGTCAGTATTCCATGAAAGTCCGCCTATTCTTTTCGTGCCATCAGTTCCGCCCACAGAGATTTTCATTTAACAGACACCTCACACTTATAGGTCTTCTTTTTGTATGTTGCGCTTATGGTAGCCTTGCCCTTCTTCTTTGCGCTGATCACGCCTTTAGATGAGACTGTCGCCACCGATGCTTTTGACGTCTTCCAGGTTACCTTCGCTTTCTTGGAAACATTTTTAAGCTTCGCCTGCTTAGTTTTGCCCTTCTTGATCGTCACCTTAGTCGGCGTTATACTGATCTTCTTTGATGTCGCCGATTTCCAACCCTTGTATTCCTTCCATCCTGTAAGCGAAAAGCTCACAATATAGTCGTTTTTTCGATCTATGTGATACGAATAGCTTGTTACTGCAAATAGTCTGTTAATATAGTATTTGCCGTCGTCCTGGGCAATTACATATTGAACAGGCTTGCTGTTGCTTGTTGCGTCCTTCAATATATTAATCACCTTTTTGCCGGTTGTATCTGAAACCGAAAATGACAGCTCTTTGCCTTTTTCCGGCAAAAGGTGCTCTGCACTAATCGTCGGCTGCGCACTCTTGCCTATGATTGTATAATGCCCACCCTTGACAGATACGAAGTCTTCTGTGTCTACCGAAAAGGAGACTTCCGGAAGCTCTGATGGCAACACAGGAAGCTTCACCATGTCGCTGCCACTCTGATCAGCCAGGTATATCGTGTAAACCATTGTCCGCCTCCTAATACGCCATAGCCGTTAACAGGTTACTTGCCACCTTTTCGCTTATCATATTCGCAAACTCGGCATTACCTATAACATTGCCTTGAATGGTAATGTTAATGACAGGATTGACCGAAGCCTTTGCGATGCCTGTGGATTTTGTATGTGGATACACTTTTGAACCGCTTGGAAGATCCACAAGCTCGGGTCCGTTTTCTCCGACCCATGTGCTGCCTCCCGTCCAATACTGGGTACCTGCAGCGTTATTGCCGGTTTTACTCTTCCCCTTTCCGAAGTTCTCAATTTTCTGCTTCAGGGAATTAAACCCATTCTTAAAGGCATCAATCTTGCTGGTGATAAACGAAAAAGCTCCTTTAACACCATTTTTAATAGCTTCGCCTATACTATTCCATATGGCCGCGACGCCCTGCTTGAACTCGTTAAATTTTTCTTTTACGGCGTTTATCTTTTCTTTTACGGCGTTTACAAACTCGCTAAACTTCGCCTTAACATTGGCTACGAACTCCTGAACCTTTGCCATTGCCGCAGTAAGCGCGGCCATTATCTGGGTTCTGAACCTGATTATTACTGCTATCGCTGCCACTATTGCCGCTATCAGTAATATGATAGGATTTGCCGCTATTACGGCGAATATGATTTTAATGACCGTTATAACTCCGCGAATAGCGCCCACCACCTTACCTGCAATGGTGATGATCGTCATGATATGCCCCACAAGGAATCCTACCACACTGATAATCTTGCCAATTATCAGCAATACGGGGCCTACCGCCGCCGCTATAAGCCCTATTTTGACTATCATGTCTCTCTGCTGTGGGGACAGTGCATTAAACTTGTCAGTAAGCATCTGGATTTTTTCCGCCACTATGCTCACGTATGGCGCCAGTGACTCTCCAAACGATGTTGCCAGGACATCAACGCTGGACTTGATCTTCTCCAGCGAGCCTCCAAAACCTGACATCATATCATCCGCCATTTTGGAAGATGTTTTTCCCTTTTCCAGTGCCGCAGACAACTCTTTTACGTCTGATGGCGCCGTATCTATCAGCTGAAGCCATGAGTTCATCTGGTTTTTTCCGAAAATGGCCGAGGCTGCCGCCTTCCGCTCCTGGTCGGACAGACCGCTAAAAGCAGTGTGCAGCTCGCTTTGGATCTTGGTCATTTCCTTCATGTTTCCGGATGAGTCAAATGCGTTGATCCCAAGTTTCTCCATCCACATTGCGCCAGATTTAGCCGGATCAGCCAGCCGCCCCATTCCGCTTTTCAAGGCATTTGCCGCTACATTCGCGTCAATGCCTCTGTCTGCCATTACACCCATAGCGAGCGCGGCGTCTTCTACCGTATTGAATGAAGCGGAAGCCACGGACATGGAGTCCGATAAACTGTTTACGTCAAGTGCAGAATTATTACAGGCATTGGCAAATACGTCAGCATAGTGCGCCGCATCGCCTGCATCAGCTCCGAAAGCGTTCATGGTCGCCATTAACCCTGCCGATACAGTGTCAAGATCGCCGCCCTCCCCTGCAGCCAGATTCATTGCCGGGGCCAATGCGTAAGCCGCCTGTTCTGCATCCCATCCGCCTCTTGCGAAGTTAAGTGCTGCCTGAGCGGCGTCATTCATCCCGAATGTGGAGTTCGCGGCCGCTTCCTTCATAGCTTTATTAAGGTCTCCTGCCGCAAACTTGGTTTTGCCCATAGTCGACTCTACCAGAGTCATAGTTTTGTCGACATCAGCAAACTTCTTTGTTGCTATAGTGGCCGCTCCAACTATCGGCAATGTTACTCCCGTCGTAAGGTTGCGCCCTACATTCTGGAAGTTCTTGCCGACATTGCTGATTTTCTTCCCCATCATGGTGAACCGACGCTGAACAGACTTAGCAGTTTTATCGCTTGAATTATTTATGGCTCTAAACTTTTCTGTCATGCGGTCCTTTAACGTCAGGACCGTCGTTACCGTCCTAGGCATATTACATTCCCTCGCTTACTTTCTGCCATTCTCTCTGCCAGTTTTCATAAGCTGTATGCAAAAGAACTCTTTCTGCCCAAGTAGACTGCAATAACTCCGAAAGCGGATACCCTCTGGTAACATACCATTGATACATCGCCAGGTCGCCATCCGCGTTTATGAGTTTTTTACCTGCTCTCCCGCATCAGCATATAATTCGTTGAGCCCGCACACCTTGTTCCCGACCTGGATGATATCCGACGATGACATGGTCATAAATACCACATCCACAGGGTCGCCCGCCTCCATGGTTTCGTACAACTCTTTATCATGTAGCTGGTCACAACACTTATAGATTATGTTCGCCATTTGGTCTAAGGTGACTCTTATGTCATCATCTTTGTCAATCGCATTGACAATGTCGAAGATGTCTTCATCTGCCGGTCTTTTGAACAATAAGGTACCGCCGAGCGACGGCACCTCTATTTCTTCAACCTTCAGCTTGTCTTTTTCTCGCTGCGTTTTCGCAGCGAGAAGCTGTTCAAGGGTCACTCTTTTCAACTTCTTTTCGTTCTTTTGTGCACCCATAGGCTCTCCTTTACGCAAAGCTTGTAACCTGGAACTTCGAAGCGTTGAAAGGAATCTCTTCTTCGATTACAGTCTTGGCTTCTGCATTGAGCAGGGCTACCTCTGTAATCTTCGCGTTCTGCACGGTAACAGACTCATTCCTGCCATCGCTTGACTTAAGGTTTACCCCTGTTATGACAAACTCAGGCATGTCGCCGTTTATGATTGCAGTGTGTACCTTCTTAAGCACCATTGAATCGGTCTTCTTTCTGGTGATAGTGCCTTCTATGGTATACCCAGTGTACTCATACTCCGTTCCATACTGTCCGCAGAGTTCAACCTCTTCGTAATCAAGGTTTATCTTTGCCTCGGCCTTTGTAAGAGTCGCCAAAAGTTCACCGTCGAAATAGATTTTCTGATCATTGCCTTTTAACATCTTGCGCCTCCTTTAGTCAAGCGTTATATCCATATACAGGTTCTGCATAGAATGGAGAATTTGTATATTTGATTTGAGGTATACATTTCTCTGGAAAGGCTTGGCCTTGACCTGATTGTCATTCCATCCAGCCGCCTCGGGTTTCACTTCCACCCACGCAGCCCTCTGAGACTCGACATCAATGTCTGCTGTATTCTCCGAAGCATTGTTCAGCACATCATCCGCAGCAAGCCTGTCATAGTAATCTTTAATCGCTCCGAGAAGCTGCATCTGGTTGTCAACAGAGTTCTTTTTCTGGCCTGAATATTCATCTCGGTATACGGATATGATGTCCTGCCTGATCATATCGGCCGCTTCTGATATCTCGATATATCTCATATCTTCTATCTTGTCGCCGCCATCTTCTGCGTTGTCAAATGTAACCAGAGTATTTACTGCTGTACCGAGCCTGACGACTCTTTCCCCGTCGCTCCAATCATTGTAAACAATAATATTGCCGCTGTTTATCACAGTATCGGGGCTCGCCACGTCAGTCACGCTTTCGAGAGCATTCAGCACTTTGCTTGAGGCCCCATTTACATTCGCCTTCGAGAGAACGGCTGCAAGCATAGGCAAAATCTCCGCCGTTGTGGCTGTGCTTCTTATCAGAGTCCCCTGCCCATTTCTTCCTGCGTCCCATGAATCAGAAAACCTGATATTCTGGCTATAAACATTTTCCACATACCTAGAATCATGCCCTGTTGTATCAAATACGAGTGCATGATATGACTTTTTCTGCTTCGCCCAGGTAGCAAGAGCCATATAGTCTGTGGACGTTCCTATCATTGTCACCCTGCCATTCTGATAATTTGCCTCAATCAGAGCAGTAGCTTCCGCAACCGTGCCCACGGTTGAGTCAATTGTCACAACAACGCTCTTTGCCGGCTTTATGGCAAGCATGTCCCCTATCCTTGCGGCGTTTGCATTGCTCCAACCCGAGAGGTCTGTAAGGTCGGTAACCTCGGTAATCGAGGCTTCCACGGGAGTGTAGTCTCCTTCTTCAGTCTCTCCTTCTTCTTTCGCTATAAAGATAGCTATTCCCCTTTCCGACCTTGCCACGAAAGTCGATGCAAGCTTCCGAAAGGCGATAATAATCTTTGGTAATGTCGCGTTCATGCTTCACCTCCATTTGTGTGTATAGTTAATACGGTACTAATGTCCTCCATGTAATCTGCGTCTGCATCTCGCCCATCGAAATCCGCTACCTCGTAGTGGGCAATAGTAAACGATAAATGTAGCACGCCTCCGGTTTCGCTCGTGCGTCCGCTTTCGCATGAAATATCATCAATTGAAAGCTCGCCAACTCCCCTTAAAAGCCTGAGTTCCAGCAGTTCCTGAAGCTCGTTACATTCAACCTTCCACTTTTTCGCATTTTGAGCGTAATAGTACAGGTCTTCATTTACCGTGACCACCTTAAGCCCCATCTCCCTCGAATACGACGCATCGTGTTCCGTTTCGAACTGGCCTCTTACAACGTCGTCCGTTTCTCTGTCCATGGGAACGATCTTCGTGCCTTGAAACTCTGTGCCGCTTATGGCTTCCTTATATGCAGTAACAACTGCAGCATGTATCTCACCTACTGTCATATCATTTACCTTTTAGCCCATTGTCAACAAGACCGTATATGAACGTCTGGCAGTCGCCCCAAAACCTTCCTTCGAAAGACCTGTTAGCTCTTTTCATTATCTCGAAAGCTCGGGTGCGTTTGTGCGTATTAACGCCGCGCCTGTAAATATAATGGCCCGTCTCCAATAGGTGCGAGTGAGGGGCTGTTGCTCTTACCTTCACTCCGTAGCCACCCATGCTATTTTTCCATGCCCGCGTGCTACGAATACCCTTGAAGTAATTGCCGGTCTTTTTCCTTACGGAAGCTCTCCCTGTCTGTCTGGACAAAGTGCGGAGTCTCCCGCCTTCACGCCTCATAAACTTTTTTGTTTCTCTCGGCATGGTGTCTTCTACGAATCTCAATAAATCCTTATCAAACTCCGTCCATTCGGAAATATCACACTCGATGTCGCTCATACTGCCACCTCCATCACGGTCATGATTTCAATAAACCGCTGATTATTGTAAACAGGCTGCCAGTATCTGACATCATACCGCTGCCCCTTGTAAACAGCGACCATCTCGGGAACCAAGGCGACCGCGCCGTCTCTTATGCGCATTTTATGAGTGACTTCTGTGTCTCTCAGGTCGCCTTCCATATTCCTGTTAGCCCCTGTAATGGGTATGATCTGGGTCGGGACATCTTCTTTCACGAGCTTTAACCCTTCATTCGTATCTTCGCCATATTCATTTACGCCGGTGTCGGGCACGTAAAACGATACCTTACACCTTAAATCGCCGGCTTGCGTCATGTTTCACCCTCCTTTGGCAGAAGGTTGACCGAATGCATCGACAAAATCCTTTCAACCATACGGTCATTTTCAGGTTTATCTGCATGCCTTGTCCTGATATCGTAGTTGTCCGCAGCCATCTGCAGCACGGCCATGGTGATATCCTCATAATCATCAAGCTCCGTTTCGCTAAGGCCCGTAAAGCTACACGCCTCACTGATTGCTGCTTCCTTGACCACTCCTATCAGAGGATCATCGTTTTCTATGTGAATATAATTCGCTACAATTTCGTCTGTAAGCTCGCTGATCTTCATGATGATCCTCCTATTCCGGATCCTCTTCCATAGCACCTGCACTCTTAAGTTTGCCAAGCAGGCTGTTAAAGTCGCTTTTTAGATCTGCAACCGTTGAAGCAGTACTTTCAGCCTGATTTTCTACCATAAGCGAGCCGCCCGGCATAGTTGTAGTCGCTCTAGGGAGCCCATCCAGGCTGGCCCCCTCCTCAAATATCAGTTTTCCACCGATATGGGTGACATCTCCGCCCTGTTCGGTGTAATTTTTTGTGTTATACATACGCTACCTCCTATGCATGCATCTTCAGCAAGCCGATTGCCTGATTGTTTACAATCTTTGCGTCTGCTTCGGTCCAGCCTACAAAA